AGTTGTCGCTACTTTTGTACTATTGTCATTTTGGCTTTGAGTAGTTGCTATTGTGCCATCTTGTAAAGTAACTACGCCACTTGTAGCTGATATTGTGTTTCCATTAATATTTATGTTATCAACCTGGAGGTCTCCTGTAATTAATACGTTACCTGTTACATCAAGCTCTTTACCTGCTGTTGGGCTACCCCCTATTCCTACTTCTGCTGTAGATAAATATAGAATACTATTATTCCCAGACCCATCAGTAATTTGCTGAGCTGTGGAACTTAAAACTGTACTAGCGCTTGTTTTTAAGAGTCCTACATACGTTACTGATATTTGTGTACCTGTTAATGCTGCCATTCGTCTTTAAATATGTTATTAATTTTTCAATATTTTTCTTTTTTACCTTATACCTCACAATACCCAACCATTAAATAATGCGTCCTTATCAGGATGTATCTCATCGTTTGTGTTGCTTGTATATTCAGGAAAACTTGACTGATTAAAACTCATATAATCAATAAATCTTCTTGTATAATATTCTGCAATATCTCTGTGTTTTTCTACTAAATAATCTACTTCTTCTTTTGTAACACTCTCACTATTTTCTGAAACGTGCTTACTTATGCCTCCGTTCTTGATCTGGTAGGCCGCAAAAGGCAAATAATCTACCATCGCATAGTGTATAAGCATAGGCTGTAGAAAATCATTTACTAATGTTAAATAGTTTCCTGTAAGTGAATCTGCAATTATATCATTGCTTATTTTATTATATAGGTCTGTTCCTGTATAATTTCTAATATGGATTTGCTGTGCTATTTTTATAAACTGAATAAATTTATCAATATCTACATTTCCATCTACAATAGAATTTCTTTTGAGTGTAATCGGTTTTATAAATAATGCTGTTGCCATATCTTATTTAAAATTTGGGTGATGTCCGTTATTAGGCATATCCTTTGGAGCTACCTTTGCTTTTTTGTGTCCTGCGGGTCTTGGAGCATAAGACTTTGGAATACTAGAAACTTCATCGTAATTCTGTATCTTCTTTTTCATTGTCTTAGATTTTAACCTATACAACACCTCACTCCAATAGTGACCACAATTTACGCCTCCTTTGTACTTGAATAAGTCATAAGCTTTTCCTTTATGTCCAAAAGATTTGTTTACCCCTGCTCTACTTGCTTTGTCAATATCTTCTAGTCTATATACAATTCCTCTACCGCTCCTGGACATCATAATTCTGCAAAACTGTCTTGACTTGCCTGAAGAATATTTTTCATTATACTTATATCTTACTTTATACAAAGACTTGTCTAAGTAACTAAAACCAGACTTCTTAGAATCTATACTTCTCTTTTCAAGCTTTTGTTCTTTACTCTCTATATGTTTAGTTGCCCATTCTTCTATATCTTCATTCTCCTCGCTTAATTCTCTTTCGTCTACTGCTTCCCATCTATTTGAAATTGTTTCGCCTCTAAGCTCATCTAATATTATATCAAACTCCTCATCGGTCAAATCTTCTTTACTTAATTTTACTCCTGTTTCTTCTTCTTTAGTTTCTTCATCTTCTACATTATCTAAGTCTGTAAATTCTAAAGGTTGTAAAGTTTTGAAATATAAATTAAGAGATATATTATTTACTGCTAGAATCTGGTCAAAGGCATCAATCAATAAATGTTGAAAAGGCCTTATAACTGTATTGTCTAATAAAGTAGATGCAGTCTTTAATTCATCTGCATTGTTACCTAAACCTGTTTGGTCTTTAATACCAATAAGCATAGGAGAAACAATCCTGTGAGATACCATTATTTTTCGTGTACTTTCTTCACTCAAAAACTGATATTGTTGATGAGCATCGGATAATTGTACAGGCTCAATGTTTGCAGCAGTTTCAGCATTATCATTAAAGGCTAAAATAAATTTACCTGCGTTACTTGTTCCTGAAAATTTCTGGTATATTCTTTGCTCTATAAGCTCCCTTTCTTCTTCATTAGGTACTCCATTATTAAAGTTAATTAACATTGATGGAGACATTCCGTTTAGTATATTGTTTAAGTGAAAGTTTCCTATTTCTTCTTCTAGTTCGCAATATTGTAAACCTCCTTGATAATCTACTGAACTATAATAAAAGAAACCTGCTCTATAAGGTTTAACATACATTATTTCAATATTCTCATTACTTTTTCCAAATGCAGGAATTCTCTTTGCTTTGTCTTGAGGTCTGTATTTAGACCAATCATTAAAATAATAGTAAGCTTCTATTTCTCCTTTATCATTTGCTTTTTCTGCTCTTAATGTTTCAACAGGAAAATGCTCTACTTGTGCAACACTTTTTCTGTCTTTTGAATAGATCACTTGCATCGCACATTGGCCCATAAGTTTTAAATCATAACATAGTTTTCTAACACAGTCATTATTAAACAAAGAAACCATTTTAGCATACTCATCAGGCTTTTGATTTGAGTTTGTCGCATCTAGGCCTTTGCCAAATACCATTGCGCTAATAGCATTGATAATAGCATTATTGGTAGGACTACCATTATATCTGTCTATAAGATATTGAAAGTAATTATTATCTTCTCCATAAGCAACCCAATCTTTATTCTTGACTTCGGTTATTTTAGGAGTAGTATAACTACTAAGGTTTATAAATCTTAAATCGTTCATATTATTATATAATCGTTACTATGTGAAGCAGCAGTATCATCGAAATCATACTCGTCCTTGTTAATGTCATAGTAATTATTGTTTGCTTGATTAACTGTTTGGTCAGTACAGAATATCTTGTCTTTGTAATATATTAAAGTATCAACTGATGTATTTCTGACTTCCATAGTATAAAATCTACCCTCTTTTAGTACAGGGTCAAATGTTACTGACAAGGTTCTGTAATTATCACTTGCAGAAGCAGTCACTTCTCCGTTAAATATTTCTGTATTTGCCGCCTCGTCTTTGACTATTAATTTATAACTAGATAAAAACTGTCTAGGAATTATTGCTATGTTTTGTGCTGAAGCACTTGTAGTCAAAATCTTCATATAATTATATATCGAAATAAATCAACTATTTTGTATAGAGATATAAAAAAAGGGGCTTTTAAGCCCCCTAATTATTTGTGTTTTTTCTTTTTCCTTTTTGCGTGTTCAATAAAAAGTCCGTCAAAAAGGTCATCTCTAATTCCTAGAGCTTGTAGTAATTTACAAGTGTTTAAATAGTTGCTTTGTAGTGGTGTTAAATCTTTCATACACTAAATATAAGCTTTTTTTATTTATTAAAAAATGTTAATAATTCTCTTGAGGGGAATTTACGCTAATGCACTTTCTCGGATTTTTAATGTTAGTATATGCTAGAACCCATTGAGTTCCTTAAATCGCTTAAAAATAGCCTTAAATTCAATATTGGCATTTTACCAAAAACCATAAAAAAAGGGGCTAAATAGCCCCCTCTTTTGCATTAAAAACCTAACTTATGGTGTTGGATTAATTGGACTTGACGCATCGTCAGTTGGTGCTGATGAACAGAAGAATGGTGGTGCAGTTTCCTGCGCTGTGAATGTCAAAGTAAATCCTGACAAGTCACCCATTGCTGCTCCTGTTACTACAGTTCCGCCTGTAACTTCGCATCCGTGATCTTTTCCAACTAGGAAATAATTTCCGTTATAATCCTGTACAACGATTTGCGGTCTGCTATGAGCAAGTAGTTTAATTTGCTCTTGAGTCGCAACATCTAAAAATGTAAATGTTAAGTTAAGTGTGCTTTCATAAAAAGTTGTGCCATTCTCTCTTGATGAGTTAATAGCTGTTTCTAAAGAAGAATTTCCTTTTATGTGATACTCATAAAAAGTCTCACTATCCGATAAGGTAATCGTACCTGACGAATCCGTTAAAGCAGCAGTCGATGTTGAATATGGGCCAAAGAAAACACTTTTTAACCCACCTACGCCACTCTTACAAGGTAATTCTCTTCCGTTTGTTACAATACAAGGCATATCTTTATTTTTTAAAAGGGGGCTTTTACACCCCCTTGATTATACTAATTAAGAAGAATAAAGTACGATGTCAGAGCCAATTCCGTGTTGAACTCCTGCACTTCCTCTTAATACCACTCTTACGTTTTGACTTCCGTCAATATCAGCCATATCAATTAGTTTAACTTCTTGCCAATCGTTTAATAGGCCTGTTCCGAAGTATAAATTACCAGATTGAGAAGCAACCATTGTATCGTTTGCTAAACCTGGAGCTGTGAATAATTCAATTCCTTGAAAGTTTAATTCAGTTTTCCCTACGTTATATAAATCTCTATAACCTAGTTCAGCTTGTTTCTGAATGTAAAACTTAGCAGCACTTGTAGGAATATAGATTTTTAAATCTTCTTTTCCATATACTGCTGAAGGAATCGCATCTACAACTTTATCTAATTCTGTGATAATGTTTGATTTTGAAAGAGTCGTACCTGAAACGTCTACAACGTCTGAGTCAGCAAGTAATAACGTTTTAAATCCGTCAAACTCCCCTGCATTTGCAGTTGCTCCGTTCCAAATATTTTGCTCAACTTTTTGTGCAACTTTTGCTGCAACGTGACCGATTAAGAAATCTGCAAAGTTCTTTGGTAACTCATCGTATTGTGAGAATCCCATAGAAGCAGCATCCCAATCTTGTCTAAAATCTTTTTTACAAAG